TGACGGGATATTTACGCCGCACGCCGAATAACATTGTCGAGGGTGCATTTACACAGCCAACACCGGCTATGCCGGAACAATACATGGTGACTGGCGATTCGATTAAATCTTACAGGAACTATTACGTTGGCGAAAAGAGCCAAATGTTTGCGTGGAAACGTCGAGATGTTCCGGCTTGGATTGTGCCGGTTATTCCTTTTCCTCCGTCTCCACCGCCATCGCTGCCAGCCCGGTGAATCCGAAAAAATCCGCTTGAGCGTGGGCCATGCACAAGCAGTCGCCCAGATGCTCGTTGCCGCCTGAAATCCATTCCATCTTCCCGCTCTTCTTGTTTTTGGAATAGCGGTCGTTCAGCAGTTCCTCCACCGCATCCTGCGGAATGTTGCGCGGTAATTCAAGCGGCGGGCCTTTGCCCTTTAGCCGGAATTTGTAAACGAATGACTTGAAGTAGGGGTTGCTCCAGTTAAAAAACGGGAGGTCGCCTTTTTCCTTTGCGCCTGCCGTAACTGATATGTTTTTCATCCGCCACGGCTTTTGAACAATCACGCCTGACCGTGGATTCATGTGCGGCCAGCCCGCAAGCGCGGAACCCTTGCAAGCCTTCCACCGATTTTGAAAGCAGACCTCATAAAGTTCAGCCGTTCTCGTCCCGTCGCCGGTGTCAATCCAGACTCCGTTTCCTCCGACGCCGTAGCGAATTTGAATTTTGCTCGCATCTTTGAAATCCGCGCACCATCCGCAATCGACCACGCGCATCGCTCCGCCGTGCCGATGCTGGACGACCAGCCATCGCAGCCGGTCAGCCTGAACGTCAATCGTCATGGTAATCGCCTGCCGCAAATCCTTCTCGACGGGCCACATTTCGCCCATGTTGTATTCGCCGCACAGCCGCCGCAATTCGTCCTCGGTGCTTTCGACCTGGTAGTCAACCCACGGCTCGCCCAGTCTCTCGCGCACGAAAGATTTCATCGGTTCCTCGTCGCCTTTGCCGAGCGCGGTTTGCGCCGTGAGAAATTCTTGAACCAAGTTTTGCCACGGGAACAAAACGGAGTAGCCAACAAAATACCAGACGGAGATTTTGCCCGTCTCTGGCGTGCTGTTGTTGTCAAACGTCGTCATGTCCTGGAGCAGCTTGAGCAGTTCCGTCTGCGCGAAGTGATGTTTGCACGCAGGGTTTTCACATTCATAACGCACCGTTTGAGCAAGTGCTTTCCAGTCCCATCTGCCGGCGGGCCTAGTTGTCTCGCTGGTTTCCCAGACAAATCCTCCGCACTCGCGGGCCATCGGGAAGACTGGCGTTGCGGATCGTCCCCATCGGATCGGCTGGCGATGCTGACACGCTGGGCAGGCAATGTGAAAATGAGTTTGTGAACCGGCCAAGTATTCGCGGAAAGTGATGCCGGTATCGTTCTCCGGTGTGCCTAGAATGAAAAGCTGCGGATTCGCAAACGAGGTCATGCGCTTCCAAATCTTTTCCAAGCTGCCGGGCGTGGCCTCGTCCGCCTCGTCGAACACCACGCGCTGAAAGGCGTTGCTCTTTAGCCCGCCTCGGCTGTTCGTTCCGCGAAATGTCACAGCCATTGTTTTGAATTTCACGAATAGCTCCGTGGCATCGTTGCGCGTGTCCGGCAGATATTCCTGCAAGCTTTCCTGCCGTTCAATCAGCGGAAGGAATCGCGCCTTGACGTAGTGCTTCACCGCTTCCTCGGTCTGCAAAACCCACGCCGTGTTTGCCGGCGACTCCTTCACGCCCCACAACACCCACGAGACGGCCATCGTGGTCTTAATCAAAGCCTGCGCGGAACACATAAGCGTCAACTGCCGCACGTTGCGTTCGTCCTGGAGCTTGCGGAAAATGTATCGGCTGTGCGGGAAGTAGGTGCAACGAAACGGCCCGCTGATTTGACCGTCCGCCGGCAGCTGAATGTTCTCCTCAACCCACTGGTCAAGCGGCAACTTCGACGGAACTCTCAGCCAGAGACGGATTCTGTCTTCGTATAAAGCAACGCTCGAATTTTTTTTTTAGCCTCGTCGTCGAGCATCTTCATCCTCGGCAGGTCAGCAAAGCAGCCGATCAAACTGTCCTGAATTATTGCCGCGTTCTGTTGCGCTGTTCCGCCGACGGTCAACATCCCGACGGCTGGCCCAATCTTCACCGCACGCTGGACGATCTCCGTGAAGTAATGCCCGTTTATCTCGTCCACCTTTTCAGACGGCAAAACCTTCAGTTCCTCACGGTCGGCCTTGACGGTCTCCTGTCTCAACCTTTGCGCGGAGATTCGCAGCTTGATGGCGTCCGCCGTGCCTCCCATCTTCGCGTGCTGGTCGTCCTTGTATTTGACGATGCCGCCGAGGAAATCTTCCGCGTCATAAAATCCATTCACGCACGGCGCGAAGTAGCGGCCCGTTTGCGAAATCTTGTAAAGGTTTTCCTCGCTGTAACGAGTCAACTCGGCGGCTTTTGTTTTGTGGATTGTCGGCATTGGTTCAGGTTAGATTAAATCTGCGCCGCGTGCAACCTGGGAAGCGCGAAGGTGCGGGTCATGGTTCAAATATCCATCCGGCGAAATCACCAAAACGGAAAATCTCAATGCCGCCCTTGGTTTCGTCCGGCACGAGCGGTCTCTGGATTCCAGCAAGGCTCATTTCTTTTGCAAGGATTTCCCGCGCTTCAACCTTCGCGGCAATCTTCCCCGCGAGCGCAAGACGGGACATGATGGAAGCCGGATAACCTTGAACCGGGGCGCACTTGTCGAAAACCAGCAATGCGCCTCCCGGTTTGATCTTGCCGCGCAAATCGGCAAGGAACTTCCCGCGCTTTGAAACCGGCATGAACATCACGGACAGAAAACAAACGGCGAAGTCGAATGGCTGGAAATCAAATTCGATGGCGTCGGCAACGATGAACTCTCCCGGCCCGGAATAAAGTTTCCGCATCGAATCTTGGCTGTCGATTGCCACCAGCTTTGCGCCCCTGCTTTTGATCGTTCCGGCCATTGCCCTTCCGCAGTTGCCGGTGCTTGCGCCGATGTCATAGACTAGCCCATCGTGCGGGATGTAGTGCCGCGCAACGTGGGAGACGATTCCAGTCGTCAGGTCATACCACGGCAACTGCTCGCGCACATGGCGGTCGAATCCGTTGGCGATGTCCGCCGTCTTGAATGTCCAGTCACGCGGAATTTTCATTTTAGGATTCCCCTAGCTACATCGTTGTAAATTCCAACAACCGATTTGTGTCCTCTCAAATTCCAATCAGAACGGAGCAGCGTTTCAAAATGCTCCGCAATGCCGCTATCACCAAGCTGCAAATTTACATGCTTCATAATTTTCATCCTTCGGAAGTATTCCGGGAACGCATTCAGAATCGGCTGCTTTTGGTTAGGCCTGTTGACATCGTTCCAAGACGTTCCGAGAAACTCATCCTGCATTGCTTTTGAGAGATACGGCATGAAAATAACCTTGCCTAAACCGGAGGCGATTCCGGCGTGAATCGGCTTTTGTGCGTATGTTTTAGACGAATAAAGCCCACGACGAAAATCATCTATTCTGTTCCTCCAATGAATCATTCCCTTCTTAGAAATGCAGAAATGTCCGTCTGCCCCCATACCAGACGCCACGACACGTTCTTTGATTTCTCGATATGCGTAGAGCATCGGCCAGCCGCACTCGAAATCCGTCTTCTTTTTTGCTCCAAGATTTTTCAGGCGAATCAAATCAGACTTCAAATCTCTAATCAAAACTGGAAGGAAAACAGGAACAAAGTCGCATCCGAATAGTTTTGCATTGCGACGGGCAAGGCTGAAATCCGTGGACATTTTTCCGTCGAGCATGAAGCTGTAGGCGGTGACTGATTTTCCGCTTTCTAAAAGAGAGAACATTATGCTTGCCGAATCTATTCCTCCCGACAAAAGAACTGCCACGCTTTTGTCTTCTATGGCCTTTGCCTCTTCTATTAAAACTTTCCGAACATCTGGCTTCATATTTCAGAAAGGATTTTATCGCGCACCGTTGCAGCAACAGCCGCCATCATAACCGGCGGCACGCTGCGGCCAAGCCTCTCCCATTGCTGCGCGTAAGAACCTGTCAGGATAAAGTCGTCAGGAAACGCGCAGATGCGGCGAAGCTCGGCGATGGTGAACTTGCGCTTCTCGGTGGGGTGACAAACGCTCGCGACGGTGTTGTCACCGCCGCGCTGCGTGATGGTTCCACACGGCTCGCCGAGTGCGGGTCGCACGAGTTGGAAATACTTGTCGCTTTGCGTCCCCGGCTTGCCCATGCGTTCCCACTCCGCGCCGATGGCGTAGCGGCTGATGTCGGTTTCGGCTTCGACCTTTCCGCTCCCGTTGTTGAAATTGTTTCCGCTGGATGGCTGCGCCCCGACGCTATCCGCCCCGACGCTATCCGCCCCGACGTATGACTCCTCGCCGAAGGCTCCCGCCTTCCGCACCTTCACAATCCACGGCAGCGCATCCCGCACGCTGTAGCGATACGGCAGCGGCGAAGGGTGAACAGGCTCCCGGTTCAAGTCTTCGCGCACGCCGATGAAGATGGTGCGCTGTCTTTGCTGCGGCACGCCGAGCCATTGCGCGTCCAACACCCGGCACGTCACGCGGTAGCCGCTGGCCTTGAACTCCGCAAGGATTTGCAGGAACGTCCCCTTTGCCGTCCCTTTCACCAAGCCGCTGACATTCTCCGCAACAAAAACTTTCGGCTGCAATCCTCGCAGTAGCCGGACGTATTCAAAAAACAAATCATCAGTGCGCTGCGAGGTGTCGCTGTATTTCTTGACCTTGCCCCAGCCCTTCTCGCGCTTACCAGCCGTCGAGAATGAAGCGCACGGCGGCGATCCGTCGAAAATATCCAACTCTCCCGACTTCAATCCAGTTGCCGACAAGATTTCTTCCGGCTTCACAATGCGGATGTCTCGGCAATCCAGAATCGAATCATCCGCGCAGTTAGCCTTGTAGCTGGCTTGCGCGGCGGGAACAAATTCATTAGCCCACACGACCTTGAACCCGGCCATGCGGTAGCCGGTGCAACTCCCGCCCGCTCCGCTGAACGTGCTCGCCACCTTGAAGCCGTTCCACGGGATGCCGACAATCTCTGACATAAGCGGGACGAGGTAAGGTGGTTTGTTTGTGTCCGGTTTCATGTTTCGGGGGGGGGTAGAGTCAACTTCAATCCAGTAATCTCCAAAGGCAGACAGCCCGCCGGTCATCACGGTGGGGCATGGTTCATCGTCAAGGCTCATTCCATTCTGTCGAGGATTGATTGCCGAGTTGTGGCGCAGTCGAATCATTCCGGCACGGGGTTTTCATCTGGCGCAACCATCTTTCCGCCGCTCCACTGATAGCCGCACTTTGGACATTGATGTTCCGTCTCGATGTTCTCATTCACTTCTTTGAATTCGCCGGGAGCTTGAGCTTGCTGGCTTTGATCGTGTTGACCGAATGAATTTATCACCCGTTCCAATTCCGCGTTGTCAAACCCGGTCACGTCCATGTCAAACGCGCCGGTGTCGAGGTCGCCGAGAATGTCTTTCAGCATCGCGCCGTCTGTCTCGGCAAGCTCGGCAATTCGGTTGTCGGCCACGAGGTGCGCCCACTCGTCGGCTTCGGTCGCGAAGTCCTGTTCATCCACCGGCACCTTCTCGACCTGCAACAGGATCGCGGCCTGGAGTCGCCCATGACCGGAGACGATGAAGCCGCTTCGCTTCGAAATCGTGATCGGCGCACGCCAGCCTTGGTGACGGATGATCTTCGCCAGCAGCGCGACCTGAGCGTCGCCGTGTTTGTTCGGGTTGCGTGGGTTGGCGACTAGCGTTGTGACGTCCTGCAAGCGAACGTGGGCGCAATGGACGGGGATTCCGCTGGCTTCAATGGTCTTCATGCTTTGACTTTTACCGCTAACGCTTGGATTTTCATAGGAGACTTCACGGCTGGCAACC